ACTGGAATTACATTAGATACTTTTCTACAGAATTTAGCTAGTAGTTTAGCTCCGTCTGCTCTTTGCATCTTGTCCATATCAGAGGTAATCTCTGCTTCAGTACACAGAGCAGAATATGAGTCTATGATCAATATTGATCCAGGCTCTTCACTTATAATTCTTTCTCCTATTTGTAGATACTCTTCAGCATGTAGTATTTTCCCCTGTTGAGATCCAATAACATCAAATCTCTCAAGATCTAATCCTGGAATTCCCTCTAAATCTCTTTTTTTCAACCGCCCCTCTATATTCAAATAGTATACATGCCTAGGCTTCTTGAGTTTTCCCCTATATTCTTCTTGTTGAGCAGTAGCAGCAAAGTCTAGGGATGTGGTGGTTTTTCCACACTTAGGCTGGCCCGTTAATACCACGAAACTTCCTTCTGGGATGCCACCGTTTAAAATAAGATCTATTGCTGGACTAACTGGAATAACAATAGATTTTCTGTCTACAATAGCACTTCCTGATAGTATTATGTCATGTCCAAAATTTTTAGTTACGTCTTCTTTAAGGCTCATTGTCTATTTCCTCTAGTTTTGACAGAAGGGACTTTTTATTATCCAAGGCCACTCTGTGTGTTTTGTTGTCTCTACTGTAGGTCTTTGTGAGTTCTTGATTTTCTGATTCTAGAATCTTTGCCTCACATTCAATCATAGGAGGAAGATGAGGGGCCCTCAAGGAGTATATTTTTTCTGCCCTTGGGCTATTTAAAGCTCTAATAATAGCAGTCTCTGGATATTTTTTAATCAACGAATAAGCTGCTGCTATCTGATTTTTATAATACTCTGCCCATTCAGGATTAACCCAAAACCTATAATGGAGATCTTTTTTTTCTATCTTTGCCATTTTTTCACAAATTAACTCTGTGATATATTGAGCAGAAGATACGAACTTACCATTAGAATACTTCGATGGATATTTCTTAGTTGTCATTTTTTAGGTCTAAAGATATGCCCTTCTGTGTTTCGTTTTTCATACACCGTCTTTTTAATAAACTCATCTCCAACCTGAGATGCTTCTTGAGTCATTATACTAACGGAATTGTTATTCTTGGCAGATGTTTTATTAATCATTAGATCTTTTGTGATCTTCTTATTGGCTGGCTTTGTGCCCCCTAGAGTCTTTACTATTGATTCTACCTTCTTTACTGTCATTCCAAGCTCTTCTGCTATCAAGTCTGGGCTCTTTCCTTCTCCAGATAGATACTTGACGGCATATTCATTACTTTTAGATATTTTACTCATTATAATAACTCTCTTTCTGCATTATTAAGCCATGCTTTATTTTTTGTTCTTAGGAAACTTAGATATAGATTAAAAACTTTTACATTAACTTCTTTTAGATTAAACTGTTTCTTTCCTATCTTTGATAAGAACTTATTCTGCTTTCCCTCACTATACATTCCACTCGGGTCAAAAATTTTACCATCTACTCCTATCTTAATGAGATACTTCTCCGTAACAGAAATTCCTCCAAATGAGGATTTCTCACTATAATAAGACCTAGCGAGTATTTTTTTGCTCTCTTTTTCTACTCTTGGATTTCCTTCAGTGTCCAAGTAGTCGTGATCTCCAAACATTGTATAATATTTATCTGTTGTCTCTTGTGGTTCAACCTCTTCTTTGTTAGCCCTGAAAATATATTGATTTATATCTCCTCCTTCTGGATTTACGATGGCCATATTGTTTTTGGTCCTTTCTTTATTCTGGACATATTCGGTGGTAGTTCTTTTTCTATCTTCTTTTCTTTATAGTCGTTATGTTTTACGTTAAGCGATTGCTTATGATCTTCGCTTAATTTATCTCTATTTCTATTAGCTATGTCTCCAATAGTTTTAAGCTCAGAATCAGACTTTTTAACAGACATATTTAGACTTGATAAGTCTTCTGAGTATGCCCTTTCTGCTTTTTTAAACTGACACCCCGGACAGGAGGCTGTTTCTTTATATAAAGAGATGCTACTAACGATATTAAATTTTAATTCGCAAGACGAACAGATATAGGTATATTCTGGCATAAATTATTATATTTCTAGATATGACTCTGGAATATATAGGATCCATTCTTCCGGGATGTCATCTTTAATATTAGAAAGATAAGAGGAGATAGGCAAGTATCTTGTGTTTTTATTAGGTCTCTCAGGAATATTAAGCATAGACATGTTAGCCTGTTTTGGTGTTCTATCTCTTTTTTTTCTATTACAGACTAGACATGCTGTTGTTATATTAGTCCAACTAGTTGGTGTGCCAAAATTTGTATATTTCCATTGAGATTTTGGAATAACATGATCATAAGTCAAATCTGAAGCCTTTTTAAACTGACCACAATATTGACAGGTAAAATTATCCCTAATAAATAAATTCTTCCGAGAGAACTTAACGGGGATATAATTCATTTTTCTAAATTTAACAACTTTACAGACTGCTGGAATTGGGAACTTTTTATTTTGTCCTTGTATATAATCATTTTTAAAAAAGTCTACAATTTCTACCCCAATACCATTATTCTGCTCATGTCTAATACTCCAAATCAATGCTCTTCTCCAAGAAATGATATATAGTGGAGTATAATCAGCATTGAGTACTAAACACTTACTATGTTCTTTTTTCATACTCTTCTAATTTGATAATGATATTGGATATAATAGGATTTCTAACAATATCTGAAATTTCTAATACGGAAACACCAATGCCTGGAATTCCGCCCAGTTGTTCTATCATTGTAAATAGGCCACCCTGAGAATGTCTTGGCAGATCAGACTGCATGTTGTCTCCATTGATAATCATTTTACTCTCTTTGCCTATTCTTGTCAAGAGCATTTTTAATTGATCATATGAAGCATTTTGAGACTCATCACACACAATAAAAGAATTATTAAAAGTTCTTCCTCTCATTAGATTTAATGGAACCACCTCTATTCTATTGCTCAATTTAAGAGAAGCATATTGCGCAGGGGATATGAAGTAGGAGATTTCATCTAATATGGGTAATAAGTAGGGGTGGAGCTTTTCTTCCGCAGTACCCGGAAGATAACCTATACTAGCTCCCACTTCAACAACAGGTCTTGTGAAGATAATCTTTTTAACCTTATCATCTAATAAATATTCAATTGCCATACCCACAGAAATGAGTGTTTTACCAGATCCTGCTGGACCTTGTGCAAATGTGATATGATTAGCTATTATATCTTCAATATATTTTTGTTGATTATTTGATCTTGCTTTTAGCCTATTTCTGTAAGCTTCTGGGTATGTAATTTTATTGGTTATATTTATAGGTTTGGTCTTTTTTATAGAACTCTTATTACTGTTTTTTCTCAAGTAGCACCTCTTGGTCTATATGATAGATGGGAATTAAATTAAGCAGGCCCCGCCAGCACAACTAGTCTCCTCTATACCAGCGGTGTTATCCTCTGTTTCAGATAGCTGGGTGTAATCTACTTTTTGAAAAGAATTATATAGATCACAATAAATCTTCCAATTATAAACATCTTTCATGCAGTAAGTTAGCTTCCTAATATCATCATTAAAATATTTTTTAGCAAAATTACTCATTTTCCCACCAAATCTCTTTTTGGAGTCGGTATCTGTTTGGTGATATGTTTGAATCATGGCGTATTCACAAGCTTTCCATAGATTATTATCAAATGCCTCTAAGCCTATCTCTATTAGACCAGAGCACCAAAGAGCCGCTTCTCCGTATTCCTTAACTATCTCTCTACTACTATACACCGTAGTAAAAGGAGCTTGTGGATAGTCTTTATCCCCACTTTGAGGAATAAGTGAAATTCCAGCAAAGTATTTCCTATTTTCATAAATATATGTTGCTACAGAATCCCACTCGTCTGGTTTGACTGTTACTGTATTGCTGACATTATGACTTAAAAAATCTTTAGTACACAAAGAACTATTCTTCCCAGAACCCACCCAATTCTTTTGAGTCTCTTTTACAACTTTCAACATCTCAATTGCTGGTAGTTGATTCTTCAATTTAGACCCATCAGGAACCTCAATAGGAAACTTGATAATCTCATCAGTATTATTAGCAGACCACATGGATTTCTCGCAGGCTGATGGATTTAGTTTCTTGAAGTGTTGGTAGGGGGATTCTAAAACATTCGCCTGTACATGTCTAATATAGCGTTTAGCGTGATGAGGATGAATACCAGAGGACGTTCCTAACATACTGCTAGAAGTACCCTCTGGTTTTAAACAAGTAACCCTCGCTGCCTGATTTATATTTATTTTTTTAGCAAATTCTTTATTAACATCTACTGCTATCTTTGCTCCCTTTTTTAATACTTTCTCAGATAGTACCAGTTCATGCTTTTCCATAATACCAGTTAATGAAACACCAAGGAGGGCCTCTCTTCTAAATATCCTTTCACTAACTTCCCCAAGATATTCTAAGTCTGTAAATCCCGCCTGAAGAGTTCCTATTATTGCTGCTGCTCTACATCTTTCATAAAAATCATCCTCGTCAACAACACTAGAACAATTAATAGTTGTTAGATTACATCCTTGCCACCCTGATTTTCCAGTAGTTTCATCTATTGGCCACATTCCAACCTCTACACATGGATTGAACGTCATCTCTGTAGAGTCACTCCAAATAAATCCTGGCTCTCCGAATTCTTTTACGGAGGTCATCAACTTATTAAACTGTTCAATAGTAGTGTCGTCTTTTAATAAAAGGGCTGAATTATTTGATCTTGCTCTTTGTGGATTTTCAGAAAACCAATTGCCAGTTTTAGCCTTAGACATTTCTTCGTCCGAAGGAGTAAAAAGAGCTAGAGAAGCAGATCTTCTGACCCCACCACTTAGAACAGCATCACTACTATGCATAATAATATCATAAGCATCTATTGGTCTTAGCTTTTTTTGATTGTCATCTATACATCTCTGTAATAATGTTCTTATTTTTTCTAGACCCTTTCTAAGAGGTTCTGGGCCTGGAGCTTTTCCAACTCCTGATCCTAGCATAACTCCAGCTGCTCTAATACCAGAGTAGTCAAATACAATATTACATTTTTGATATTCTTCAAATCCCTTTACTGGCTTTATAAAAAAAGAACTCATTAAAACACCCAGAGCGTCTGCCCACCCCTCGATGCTATCTTCTATTTTATAGTTTTTAATATTCTGTTTATATTGAATGTGATCTTTTAGTAATTCTGGAAGTTTTGACACATGATGCTTTTGAACACTAAATCCTGTTCCAGAACCACACAATAACAACCAAAAACATTCTTGAAAAAATCTAAGTCTATCACAATACGAACTAGTACAATTATAACACCTAGCATTCTTCTTTATCATAGGATCTCCACCAAACTGCAAAGCTCTTTGAGATCCTAAAACCTTCTTTTTATACATAATATCATAGGCCCAGTTAATATCTTCTTCAATATTGAAGCTAGAATATTTAAATATCATCATACCCCTAACCCTATCAACAGCTTCCTTCCATGTTTCTCTTCTTTTTTTTGACTCTATCCATCTTGCGTATTTTGAAATGAAAGTGTATGATTGTAGTTCTTGAAGTGCAGACATTTATTTACTCTCCTCTTTTTCGTTGTATATTTCTTTTAGCCATATGAGATCTGGTCTTACATAGTAAATTTTTATTCCTGTAAGAGTTACAAATTTCTTAAAGATTTTCATAGATTCGTCATCTAAAAGATGAGATCCGTGTCTTTCGTGCATATAGACTGTTGATACTCCTTCTTGATATAATGACATAATACAATCATTACAGCACTGACCAGTAACATAAGCAGTTGCTCCTTCTGGTCTAACAAGACAGTTAGCTAGAGCATTTCTCTCAGCATGTATCATCCACGGATATTTATCTGGCCTTGTTCTTGGAAGAACAGAGTCATCTATTCCTCTCGGAAATCCATTATATCCTACGCTTAGTATTCTATTGCTTGAGTCGGAGATGACACACCCATGTTGAGTTTGTTCATCGTGACTTTTTTTAGAAATAGTATGAGCGAGGCCGATAAAGTATGACGGCCAGTCTGGTGGGATCATTATTGTTGTAGTAGTTTTTTATATAGGGCCAAAGACGCTACTGCTCCAGCCACCCCCATAAATACTCCTGATGGCTGTAGGGGAGTGACTCCAAGCAGATATGTAATTATACCACCTGCGTAAGATCCCGCAACCCCTAATATTATAGTTTTGCAAAATCCAAAATTTTCTTCTCCTGGATAAATAGACTTAGCTATAGAGCCTACAAAAATCCCATAAACACACCACACTATCAAATTAAGCATTTGCAGCCTCCACTAGGGTTTGGGTTTCTTCCTCCGTGAGATCTGCTCCGGTAACGAATAGAGCATCAGTAAGATCTAATCCATATAGCTTATAGTCTTCTGGAGACAGTTCTTTTCTAATTATTTTTTTAACCTTGTGTCTGGCATACCAGTTAGGGAATCTTGTTAGAGTGTGAACCTTTTCTGAATAAAACGGTCCTTTTTCTGATGCTTCTTCAAATCTTTTATTTTTATGACACTCTTGAATGATTCTTATGCAGGTCAGAACTATGCTAATAATCATAAGAACAGTGATGATAAATCCAAAATTATCATCTTTATTCTGATTCTTTATGTTTGATATGACCTTCTGGGCTATCTGTTCTAGTTTTTCTTTATTCATAATCTACCTATGTCTTATTGGGGATTTTTTGACTGGAGGCTTAATAATTACTGGGGGTTTTACTATTGGGGCTGGAACTGCTGGCACTAAGAGTAATTCTCCAGCATCAGCTATACAATAACC